GGAAATGTATGACGGATCGGTGTCGCTGGCCCAGTGCGCAGAAGCCCGCATGGTGCTGCTGGTGCTGGCACATCGTTCCCACCACACAATAGAGTTCAGCACGGCTTGCCTGAAAGCAGAATTGCTGCCGACAAGCACCGGGCCGAACCTGGATAATCTGGCCCCTATGGTGGGCGTAGAACGCATGGCAGCTGGCAAGGCAACAGCAGTCGTGCGTTTTACTTTGTCTGCTGTCAGGGCCAGCGCGACCAGCATCCCGGAGGGCACGCAGGTGCGCACCGGCGAAAAGCAATATTTCAAGACCACGAAATATGCGGAGATCCCGGCGGGGCAGCTGTCGGTTGACGTTGAGGTTGTGGCAGATGAAGCAGGCAGCGGGAGTGACGGAATCCTTATTGGCGAGATCAACACGCTGGTAGACCCCATCCCCTATGTGGCTTCTGCAAGCAATATCTCTGCCAGCACCGGCGGCACGGATGACGAGGGGGACGATTCTTTCACCCGGCGCATCCATTACGCCCCGTCCATCTTCTCCATTGCCGGCCCGGCGGATGCCTATGAGTATTTTGCCGAAAGCTGGCGCACTGATGTGTCCGGCACCAAGATCATCTGCGAGGAAGGCTACACCATCCACATCTATTTCCTGATGGATGATGGGCGGCTGCCGACCGAGGAAGAGTGCAGGGGCATGGAGGACTATTTCACCACAGTAAAGAAACCGATGGGCGATCTGGTTCTCTGCCATGCCCCGCAGGAAGTGCCGTATGACATAAACCTCACCTACTACATCGCATCCAGCAATACGAAGTCCGCAGTGACGATTCAGGAGAACGTGGAAAAGGCCGTGAAAGAGTACCAGGCCTGGCAACGCAAGATCGGCCGCGACATTGATTCTTCTGAACTTATCATGCGGGTGCGTGAAGCGGGAGCCAAACGCCCGAAGCTGACCGGCCCAGTCGATACCAAGATCACCGAAACGCAGGTGGCGAAGCTGAACAGTTGCAAGGTGGTGTACGGAGGTATCGAGGATGACTGATCTGTGGGAAGTCGGACTGGTTGAGGGATTGCCCCCGGCGGTTTCGGATGAACCGTGGATCCGCATCATGGACAAGGTGTATCGGGAACGGCACCAGCATGAAATGGATGCCGCAGAACGGATCCACATCTACACAATGATAGATTCCCAGCCGGAAGAAATTCTGGACGTTCTGGCCGTGCAGTTCAAGGTGGATTGGTACGATTCCAGCTACCCGCTGCAGGCCAAGCGGAACGTCATCAAAACCGCGCTGGAAGTCCGCCGCTACTACGGCACGGACTGGGCAACGCTGAAAGCCATTTCCGCTATCTATCCCCGGTCGGAGATCGAGCAGTGGTACGACTACGGCGGAACGCCCGGACACTTCCGCGTGATCTGTTCTGTGGATGGTGCTCTTATCCCGGTAAAGCGCCGGGAGATTCGCCGCAGCGTGAACATCTACAAGCGCATGACTGCCCATCTGGATAGCCTGTACTTGCAGGTGCAGGCCGGGCTTGATGTGGAGTGCGAGTTTTCCTCGCTGATCTACCGGGTGCCCTATGCCAGCGAAACGATGTACGCCGGCACATGGCCCCGGACAACGACCCACGGCGGCATTGCGGATGGCGAACTGCTGGTGGAAACGGAGGACATGGCAAGTGCCTTCCGGGTGGAAACGGCAGGAACCATCCCGTACAGGACCACTCATGCAGGAATCCTGGATGCGGACTTTGACGTGGAAGCAGAACACATGGCGGCCATGCTGGAAACACCCTACACCAGCGAGAACCAGCGGGCGGGCACCTGGCCGAAGAACACGACCAGAGCGGCCCTGGCCGATGGAGAGTTTGAGGTGGAAGCCGAGCAGCAGTCCACCGGCTACAAAGTTGAAACGGCTGGCACTGTTCCGTACAGGGCAACGACAGCCGGTATCTATGATGCAGATCTGACGGTTGAAACGGAAACGGAGGTGCACAACATGGAAGCAACGATGGCAGGCACGGAAACCTGTGCCAGCAATATCCCGGCGGTGCTGGATGATCCGGTGCTGGACGTGGATGTTGAAGTGACCGCTACCAAGTTCAAGGGCAAGCGCAGCGGCGAAGAGCCGTTTGTGCAGTGACGAAAGGGGGTGAAAGGCTATGGCAATGACGAGTTATGCTCTGGGCCTGTACAAGGACTACACCAAAGTGCGCGTGGCGCTGGGCCGCTACAAGGCGGGCAGCACCTACAAGACGGTACCCATCGACAGCGTGGAAACCCTGAAAGATGGCCGGCTTGCGTTCTTCATGACGATCCCGCCCGGTGATTCTACCGGTAAGACTGTCACGGAAGTTGCGCTGCTGGACACCAGCCAGCAGGCTATGTACACAAAAACGCTGGTCGGCAATGAGCAGATCGAGTTTGAAGAAGATGACGAGGGCGCACTTCTGCGCGTTGCTCTGAACTTCAAGAGCGCCGATAAGACCGCAGAGGGATAAGGAGGACACCTATGTACAACATGAAAAACTGGGTGGACAGAGTGACCCAGTTCGTCAACCGGTTCAAGGAAACGAATAACTCTGATGGCTCCATCACCCACGAGCGGGTGGATGGCGAGGTGCTGAAAACCGGCACTGCCCAGAGTGCCGCCAACTTCAACAACATGGAAGCCGGCATCCTGGAAAACAGCCTGCTGCTGGCCGAGGCTACCCGCGTGCTGAAGGAGCATGACCGCGACATTGAGGCTATGACGGGCGAGATGCACACCATCTACCTGTACAACACCGCGAAGTACCCGGCCAACAACAGCAAGAAAACCATCGCGCTGAAGCAGCCCCGCAACAACACGGACTACATCATTGCTGCCCGCGTTGCTTCTGCGGTGATGCCGAACGGCGTTGCCATTGATGGTGATCCTGCAGGCACGGCCGGCAACATCATCATCACGGACAAGCTGCTCAACGGCTTCAAGGTACAGTACACCGGCATTGCCAAAGAGGTGACGCTGGAAGTTGAGATCCAGGGCGGCATGATCCCCGCACCGGAGTACGAAGATGGCACGGCCCCCACCGGGGAGTAAGGAGCAAGACCATGGCAAATGTGATCGTGAAGAGCGATGAACGCATCGCATACGAAGCCCAGGTGGCAGAAAGTTTCGGCTGCCGGGGCCACATCAGCGCAGAGCAGCGGGAGCAGGCAGAGATGATTGCCGCCAAGACCCGCGAAGTCTGCCGTGACAACCACATGAACGGAGGGTATTAAGTTATGATTCAGGTTATCGAGAAGAACGAAGGCACCAAGCTGGACTATGAGGTGGTCGGCACCAAGCTGTTCCTGGGTGATGACGAGATCATGGTGAACCTGGCAAAGTACGAAAAGGACGAGCCGGTGCACATTGACGTTGTGCGCAACTGGGATGGTGCGCTGGCTACTGCCATCGGCAAGAACGATGATACGCTGTCCTATGCAGCGCAGATCGACATTCCCGCCCGCGCCTACACCGAGAAGGTGGAGAAAGTCCCTGCCATGGACGGTGAGGGCGAAGTGGAGCAGACCACGAAGATTCCCGTGAAGTTCGACATTGACCGCTGCATCCTGACCCTGTGGGCCATCGACTAAGTGAAAGGAGCGAAACGCTATGACTAATTTTGCTGATTTCAAGGCCGCCATTGAGGGCATTTCTGGCGGCAAGAACACCGCCATTCTGGATAAGTTTGGCCTGCCCAGCGTGGTGGTGCCCATCAATAAGCTGACCTACAAGGATGTGGGTGTGGGCGATGATACGGTGCTGCCGGCCTTTAAGCTGGACGGTGTGGAAAAGCCCTATTTCTGCATCGGTAAGTATCACGACAGCCTTATCAACGGCGTGCCCTGCAGTCTGCCCATGCAGACCCCGACGGTCAACGTGAACTTCGATACCGCTGTGAGCCAGAGCCGCAGCAAGGGCGAGGGCTGGACGCTGGCAACCAACGCCATGTATGCAGCCATCCAGCTGTGGTGCCGCGCCAACGGCTTTATGCCCCGCGGCAACAACAACTATGGCGCTGACTATGCCCATGCCTGGGAGAAGGGCACCCCGGCCAACTACGACAGCAACGGCAAGGTAAACCTGACCCTGACCGGCTCCGGCCCTGTAAGCTGGAACCACAACAATGATCTGACCGGCATTGCCGACCTGAACGGCAATGCGTGGGAATGGGCCACCGGTATGCGCCTGATGGATGGTGAGATCCAGATCATCCAGCACAACGATGCTGCACTGTCCACCGCTGATGTTTCCTCTGCCAGCAGCCTGTGGAAAGCCATCACCGCAGACGGTAGCCTTGTGGCTCCCGGCACTGCGGGCACCATCAAACTGGATTGGCGCAATGGCAAGTGGACCCTCGTCACCGATGCGCTGACCGGCCAGAGCACGGACGGTCACGGCACCGGCTTCACCTCTCTGGGGACCACGCTGTCTGCTGTGCCGCAGATCCTTTACGGCATCGGCGCGTATCCGCAGGAGCCGGGCGGCGATTACGGCGGAGATGACCTGTATGCCATCAACCAGGGCGAGCGCATCCCGATCCGGGGCGGCAGCTGGGACAGCACTTCCAGCGCGGGCGTGTTCAAGCTGCGCCTCAGCAATGTGCGGTCCGGCGCCAGCGGCGGCATTGGGCGGCGTTCCGCTTTCGTGGGTTCCCTCTGATAAGAGGGGCAAACCGCAAACCGAACGACAGTAAACCGATGGGGTGGCGATAGCCACCCCAATATTTTTAGAACCTGGGTATGATGTGACATGAACAGTATTGAAAGTGAAAAGCTGCAGCAGATGAACACGCAGAACGGCGGCTACCGCTTGAAGCAGGCGGTAAAGGACATGATAAATTACGGAAGCCCCATCCTGGTGCAGTTTCCGAGAATTGAAAAATATGGCCTTGCAAAACGCATCCGGGAAACCATGTACGATATGCTGCATCTTTGCAACGTGATCCAGAAGAAATACTACAAGCGCGATACCTTGCGCGAGTTCGACACCCTGCTGCTGGACTTACGGGACTATCTTGACGAGGCGGCGAATCCCAGACTGTACCCGCAGGGCACCGAACCAAAGAAAAAGCGCAAGAAGCGCGGGGACGGGCAAGCACCGGAAACCCAGCCGCAGCCCGTGGTATGTATCACGATGCACCAGTACGCAACATGGAGCAGATACACTGGAGCCATCGGTGGCATGATCGGCAATTACTTAAAGTATGTG